GCGAAGCAGGAGACCCAGACGCCATCTTCGGCGTCGGTTTCCAAGACTATTGCCTAGAAGCATTACTTGAGGAGTACGGTACAACGGTGATTAACCACAAACCGTTGGCGGAAGTTACTCCCGCTCATATACCAGACAAGTCCTTTTGTGGTGCCCCGTTTAATAAGATGTATGATTATTTCTTTGATTTTGTTTTAGAAGACGACCCCGCTATCGCAGATATGCGATACCGATTTACACAACCCGATTGCGCTTTTTGGCCATGGAATGGCCATTTGAAAGACGAACCTCGGAAAATTACTAGACTACTGGATGAAGAACTCCGTATGATCAATGCCCCTACCGCCCCGGTTCGGACAGAGCAGATTAGAAACGCCCACGAATTTTGCAAAAAGATTTTAGGTGCGCATCGTCATAAGCCTCTTAAGAACGCTTGGTCGAAATGGTATGGTGGATCTCAAGATTTGTGCGATTCCCTGACTGAAGAGTTAGGTCCAGGTGGTTGGTTTTTCGAGTGGGACATTAGCGAGTATGATTTACGACTCCATCAGTTTTTGACGCTGATAGTGCAGAAGTTTTTCTCACGCACGCGTGACCCTGACCTCTCAAATGAAGAGCTGCAAGCTGATGAGAACATCTTTTGGGATGCTTATCACCACTTCACTATTACCCATGACGGCCACGTTTGGTGGATGGAATGGGGAAACGCCTCCGGCAATTACCGCACAGCGATTGACAATGGTCTCGCAAACCTTCTCCTGTGCTTGGGAATATTGTGGCTTTACTATGGTGAAGAAACAGCACGCAATTGGAAGAAGTACGTACGATACGCACTTTGTGGTGACGATGTACTCGGTTACCAAACCCTGAAACCACCTCCGGAAGAGTGGTTGTCAGCGTATTTCCGTTCTCTTGGCATGAAGCTCAAGGCCGGCTCCTACAGAGTGTCTAAGACCTTTGAGGGCATGTCTTTTGCAGGAAGCACATTTATCAGACTTAAGTCTGGCGCCCTAGCGTTTGTGTTGAAACCTGAAAGAGCTCTTGCTAAGCTCGGCC